ATTTAGTACCACGCTAAAACTAGGATGTAGTATCCGAAGTCCAGTACTGATACGCGATCGTAACCTCAAACTCTTCGATCGATCCTGCCTGATCGTCAGCAAGTTCGATTGGCGCAACGGTAATCGGAAACGCCCCACGAAGCTGATACGTCTTTAATACGTCACCGTTCTTGTCTAATTGACGAACCTGCATATCTGATTGATATGCAGTAGGTGAAGTAAGACCGCTATTTTCTTCATGAGCATTGATACCGTTCATCCAAGTCTCGAATGAATTGCGAACCGAGAAGTTCGTATCGTTGTAAACAGTGATAGACCAGTCTTCGAAAGTCCTATCTCCTGCTACCTTGACCTCACGACCACGGAACAATACGGGGATTGTTGCGATCGTTGATCCTGGCATGTTTGTCGCGCGACACATAAAGTTTGTCAGTTCGGTGTCACCGCCAGCGTATGCTGGAAATACTATGTTGACATCGAAGAGGTTGGCGCGAGCGCCACCTCCTGACAGCTTACCTTTAAAGTCATCTACTCTTAAAATTGGCATTGTTATCTCCTATTATACAGTCCCAACAACTTCTTCAAACTGAATGCCGCTTCTTACTGCTACAAAGTTAAGAGTAATGAAGTTAATAGAGCGAGCAGGTTTAACGAAGATAGAAGCAATAAGTTCATTTCTATCGACAACTGCTGGCGTGTTATTACTCTCATCACATTGTATATAGTAGTTAGTAATACCGCGACGTGCTTGGATTTCCCGTAGGACAGGTTCTACGATACCAACAAACTCCGACCGCGTGAATTCATCGTTGAACTCAAACAAGAAGTTCCGCGCTGCCAGAGAAATAGACTTCTCGATAGCAAGGAACAAACGGCGAACATTGATACGATCAAACGCTGATGGGCGCGACTCTTTAGTCTTGTCGCCGAACAGAATAGTGCCCTGTCCTGGCAACTGTACGATTGGATTGATACCAACCTTGTACAGACTGTCACGCTGTGTCTTACTGGCAGTATAAGCGAGTCCTGTTACACCCAGAATGTTACCACGCTTTTGACCTGCTGGTGAATACCATGGGCCAAAGTTTGCGTCAGTAGCAGCACAACAACCTGCTGTTGCTGAAGCGCCTGGGATGAACACGAACTGATCGTTATACTTGTCGTAGACCTTCAAGTAGTTGTTGTCGACAACCAAGTAATTTGATGCAGTAAATTGAGCAACAGTTGCCAATGTTTCGTTAACTGGATCAGACTGACGCACTACAGCGTTGCGGTCAGGTGATGCGGTTACGATACAGTCCTTACGAGTACCTGACGCGATAGAAACAAGGTCGTTGACTACCGTGACTTGATCGGAACTAGATGCCATTCCTGGTGCGATAAGAATCTGAACATCAACAGCATCCTGATCTTCAAACTCATCATATCCCACGGCAAATTCAGAAGTTCCTAATGCTGCACCATCAGAACCTCCGGAAAGCGTTTCGGTTGCAGAACTGTTGCTGCGCGTATAACCTGCATCAAAGTTAATGCTGACGCCTGCGCTATCTGCTTCCGTGTTCCAGTTGGTGCCATAGTTCCAAGATGAATCAAAACCTGCAAACTTAACATACTGAGAAGCACGATCAATTACGTCAGCGAAATAATTTACGCTTCCGTCAGTGGTCTTTGCACCTTTCGCTACAGAAAGGAATGGATACGTTTCGAGAACAGCGCCAGCGGTTCCGCTGAAAGCACCGTTGCGGTCAATAACGGCAACGTGAATCTCATCGTTGGTCAACGTAGCAGCTTGGTTTGTCGCCCAAGTACTGGTGCCAACGTCAGCACCAAACTCGTCAGAATAATCCCAAGTTGAGAATGCTGCGCCGCCACTATCAGCAGCCCAGATAGAAACTGATAAAGAGTTTCCTAATGCGCCAGGATATTTTGCTGCCCAAGCACCAGTTTTCTTTGCCAACAGCGTGCTCTTTTGAGTATCATAATCGTCGTCGTTCTTGATTAAAACTCTGGTTCGTACATCACCGGAATCTAGAAAACCGAACGTGTCGATACCAGATACCGCATTTAATGCGCTATCACCAACGTTACGGCATACGATTAGATTACCGGAGTACTTTAAAAAATTTGCAGCAGAAAAATAATCAACTGCTGTTGTTAATGATGGAGTACCAAATGTTTCAGCCAACTCGCCCTCGTTAGCGATGGTGGTTGGTTCTAAAACAGGACCCCATTTATATGCTCCAACAATACCAGCAATAGAAGTTGCGACATTAGGTGATACACCAGTAAGGTCGATTTCTTTTACAGTTACTGCAGGAGATAAAGATGAAGTAAATAGTCCCATTTTTATATCCTTCTCGTTGTCTAATTATAAGAAAACATAATACGGTTGAGAATCGCTGCTATTATTTATAAATAATTTGTTCTCACCAATCATTGACAGCCATGCCGCCCATAGCATCGCTTCTTATTTCCCATGGATCATCGGCATCTTCGGGCGGTATATCGCTCAGTCCATTGTCGATGAAACCGAATGGAAGCACGTCGTCTTCTATTTCTTTCATCTTTTGCTTGAACATCAAATCCTTGATATTAATATCCGTTCGATCTTCAAAATAACTTGTGGTCACAAAGTAACCAAGCAGCACAAGGTTCATAACCAAGTCATCATGGTTACCGTCAGATGCTTCGTATGATGTTCCTCTTGCGACAAACGTGGATATTTCTAATATCGTTTGGTCGTCAACCACGTCCAACTTGTTTGTTTCGAGTAAATCTTTAAACCCTGAGCATCCGATGCGCTTGGTTTTTCTGTTCATCTCTACGCCGATACTGTTTGCTTTTACGGCAGAAGACGTGTGCACTTCTTCATATTCTAAGTCATAGTATAAACCGTTACATACAACGCTGCCCTGATCATTTGCTTCTATGACCACATATGCTTCATTATAAAGTTTCGCATACTTATATATCACGTTTGGAAATAGTATCGGCGAGATTAAATTGTTGCGGTAAACGGCAACCTGTTTAAACGGTCTGACGCTGATGTCTATTATGTTGAAGGTTGAGTAGTCTTGACCCCTACCTTTAGATACATCAACTAGCATTACATAATCATGGTTGGGGATAGGTTCTTCATATATTTTTACACTGTGATCATCCAGTACTCTAATCGGCGGTTTCGCTCTCAAACTCATGAGCGTCTCCGCGTTAATCAAAGTATCGCCCGTGCCGAAGAACGTGTTACCCATTTCCTGATCAAACTGTCGATTCGATGTATTCGCAATGGTTTCTTCTTTCCATTGATCATCGCGTCCTGGCACGTCCCACCAGTCAATTCTAAACGGTTTGTAGGAGTTTATTCCCTGTAAAGCGCCTTCCCATATCTTATGAAAGGTGTTTCCGATACCGTTTGCCGTTGAAGTAATTATTACCTTGGTTGTTGTACCGGCAGTAATAACAGGATAGGTGGATGTATAGAAAGTAGCGTCTCGCTCGACGAAAGCAAACTCGTCAAGGTATAATAAGTTGACTGACTTACCACGAATAGAACTGTTACTCGTTGAAGCAGCAAGTATCTCGGTATTATTCGAGAACTCGATGTTGCCTTTATTCAGTGCCTTACATCCTGGTTGTAAAAAGAATGGAATGTTTTCCAAGGCAAGAGTAATACGTGATAGAATCTCAAGAGCGGTTGCCCTTTTGTTAGCAAGTATCGCTACGGTTTTTTCCGAGTGAAATAAAGCATACCACAACAGATAAGCAACCACGCCGATAGTCTTGCCAGACTGACGGGCAGCGAGCACGATATTAAAACGATGGTTATTGAAATGATTGAACATTTCTTCTTGATAAGGGTATAGGTTAAATGGTACCAATCCTTTATCGAGAGAAATAATTTTTACATATTTTTTAGTGAAGTACGATGGGTCTTGCATGCACTTGGCATATTCTAGAACCTGTTCTTGAGTCCACTGTTGAGAAACGCCATCACGTTTAACATTAGCGTTCCCTAGATAACTATCCTTCAGTTCTATCATGTTCAGGCGTTACATCTTTTATGTTACTATCCTGCAGCATTCGCTGTAAGTCAGTAGTGCTACCGATAAAAACATTGTTCGTCGTTTGCGACGCGGGGAGTTGCTTTTGATCTTCGCGATTGATTTCCTTATGCTTTTTATTTAAGTCCATCAATTTATCGGATACGTCTGCGGTATCTTTGATCAGTTTAGCAAGGACCTCGTACGCACGCGGGTGTTCGCTCGTGCGCGCGACCTCTATCATTTCTTCAATACCTTCTCGACCCTTTTCAATTAAATCGTAAAGAGTTTCCTTGGTATAATTGTAGTCGTTCTTATATTTGTCATCGCTCATGGTAATTGTGCGCTATCTAATATGCTAAAGTCATAAGTATAATCGCTGTCCAAACTCACGTTCAACGGAACGGGTTTTATTTGCACCGCTTCAGCAAATAAGTCCGAATCGTTCAATCCCTCGTCCATAAAATATAAATTCGTATTGATCTCGCGAATAATTTTCGTGCCGCCAGAATTAGCAGGGTCCGGACCGTAGAAGTTTATCTTCATTTCAAAGTCCAGCGTATAGATGATTGTCCTACGCTGTGCCATCTCCCCTTCGTATTCGTCACTAAACGAAACGCCTGAGAGAGTAACCTGTACATCTTCAACGATATCAGTCACGCCGTCATATGGATATATAGTCAACGTGTAACTTGGTCCGAAGTAAGGAACGATTTGCTCTACTATCTGTAAAGCATCGTCCTGAGACCTCGCATATACGTTCAGTTGAAACGAAACAAGGTATGGTACACCTACGTAATACTTACCAGCAGTATTGGTGCTGCCGCTTATAGACCGCTTGTAATTGTTGTTCTTGGGCAACTGTCGTGTGGCATCATAAGACATATCCGTCATTTCAAATGACATACGCGGCAGTTTAATTGCTAATTGGCGTTCTGCCTCTTCACCGTTTTCCATATCGGCGATACGCTCAAGAAACTTTCGCTTTGGTCCATAACTCAGCGGGACCTTGACCTGAGAGACTGACGTGCTGCCTGCCTTGCGCACGACATAAAGATTATCGAATAACGTACCAAACGTTGCTACGGATTTACGAATCCTCTGATTATAAAAGTGAGCGCCAAACATTATTGTGGATCCCCAAACGGATTGCTTTCGCTGAAGTCAATAAACTCAAACGTAGAAGCATCAAAGGTCACTTCTTTCGCCGACTCTTGTATATTCTGAAGTTGCTGTACCAATGTGGGCGTGGCAACGGCAGAGGACTCTGAACCTGTTAACGTCCTAGTTGTCGTGAAGTCTCTGTAAAGACCATCGCTAGAACCAATGTGCGCAACGTATAGTTTAAGATCAGAGTCAGACCAACGAACAACTTCGCCAGTGATGCTGTAATCGTCAAAGGTTTGCGTGATCGTTTCGTTGCGCTCAAACCCAGTAGACGCTGAGTCCATAGTAAGAACATATTGATATGCCGCAAACT